GTCTTGGTTGCCGATGACATCGGAGTTTCCCTGCGCAAGGCCCAAGTCACCGGAATCAATAAAACAGGTCAGCAAGCCCAGCAAAAAAAACCAGTCTCTGTTGGCAAGCAGACCTCTTGGGACGACGAGTCCTTCTAATATCCGTACACCAATGGTGGTGCGAACACCTTAAGGGTTATGCGCGCTACCATTGGTGTAGTTTTATAAATATGGCACATTTGTCGTTCGCGCTACTTTAAAGGACAAAATATGGTTGTTGGAGGAATAGTTGCATCGGTGCTCGCGATAGCAGTCTATTTCGGCAGCAAATTTATTGTTGATTCCTATAGGGAGCGCGTCTCAACCGCAGTTCTTGTATCAGGCGCGTCGTGTATCACGACTGCGGGATTCATTGTTGGCCCAGAATTCGGCTATTTTGCTTTGGGGTTTTTGCTTATCGTACTTTCGCTTCTCCTCGGCTATGAAGCAGGTGAATAATCATGGCTTTTCTAAGAACATTTAAGCAGGCGACCAGTCAAGGCTTTGAGGGGCTTGGTGAGAAAAAGAATTATGTAACAACTGGGGTTAGTAGGACCGGAACGCCATACAAAGATGGCTGGGACGTAGAGCGAGGCATTAACCAAGCCCTTGACCGAGTTGTGTGGGTTTACAAGTCTGTTTACGCAATTGCCTCTAATGCTGCATCATTACCAATCGGACTCCGAGTTGGTGATTGGCGCATAGGAGAAATGACTTACGACGCCAAAATTCTCGAAGTGTTGAATCGTCGTCCGAACTCAAACATCGATGCATTCTCCTTTAGGTTTATGCTTTCTTCGCAAGTTCTTTTGTCAAAAACTGGTGCATATGTTCAAATAACACGAAATAGGCTTGGCGATGTAACTCAGTTGTTCTTGCATCAGCCGCAGCATGTTTTTCCTATTCCGGATGCAACAAAACATGTTTCTGGTTTTTCTGTTGAATATCCGAATACGCCCAAGAGAGTGGTCCCGGCAGAAGAAATGTTGTGGATTCGCGTCCCGCATCCAATTGACCCATACAAGGGCCAAACACCCCTAGAGTCTGCTGGTTTGGCAATTGAGTTTGACTATTACTCTCGCGTTTACAACAGGAACTTTGTCATCAACGATGGTCGTCCAGGCGGGATGCTCGTCATCAAGGGCGACATGGAGGAGGAACAAAGTGAAGAAATTGCCCGCAGGTTCAGGGGTACAACTGGCTCGAACATTGGTGGTGCTGGGCGCATCACAGTTCTTTCTGCTGAGGATGCAAGTTTTATCGATACTGGAGTTAACCAAAGAGATGCTCAATACACAGAAGCACGAGGACAAAACAAAGAAGAAATTCTTCTAGCGTTCGGAGTTCCTGAATCTGTAATTGGCAACGCTTCCAATAGGACATTTGCAAACGCTGATGTTGAACTCGAGGTTTTTTGGCGCGAAACCATGCTTCCGCATCTCACGCTCCTTGAGCGTGCATTTGACGTTTTGGACGATAGCGAAAATACATATATTTCCTACGACCTTTCTTCCGTGGCGATACTCAGTCGAGATGACAGAGAGAGGTCAAGGTTTCACCTTGAGGAACTTAAGCAGGGTGCAATCAGTATTGATGAATACCGAGAACTCACTGGGCGTAAGGGTGTGGGAATTGACGAACTCCTTGTTCCAACAAACCTCTCTCCGGTTGTCATGTCTACAGACGGTTCTGGTTTGCGGCAGGGCGATACCGTAAATCCAAATCAGAATCCGCGCCGTGAAGATGGCCCATCTGAAAGCCCATTGCCAACAACGGGTGCTCCAACGGCACCATCAGATGTAAATACGCCCAACACGGTCGACCCGTCCCCTCGGCCTATTTTCGAACCAGCAATGAGCACTCTGGCCGATTCGGAAGCCGAAGAGTTAAAGGGCGCCGAAAACATCCAACGGAGAACGCGACAGTTGGACCGACTTGAGGCCAGCGTGTCCCTTCAAATCGCGTCATATTTTAAGCGTCAACAGCGAGTCGTTTTGGAAAAGGCAGGGTCCAAGAAACTTAAGGAGCGCTGGGACTCGGGTGAAAAAATTAAAGTAGATGACTTTTTCGATATCGAGGTTTGGAACGAGCAACTAAAAACAGACGGTAATACCTGGATTTCCGCAGTATTCCTTGACGGCGCAATCGATATAGCCAGTGACGGCTTTGACCGTCTGGACATGCAGGGCAAGGTCATTCAGGAACTTATAGGGGACAGGATTGCGAACCTCCTGCTCGTCAACACAACCACAAACATCAATATGCAGAAGATGCTCGAGGCCTATGCAGGAAGACCGCACTCGTCATTTTTGACAGAGTTGAGTCAATGGATGAGTGATTCTTTCTCAAAGAGAATCAAAACCATCGTTAGAACAGAGGTCTCAGGTGCTTTTAATGCTGGGCTTTTGTGGGCCGCCCGTCAGTTGGGTTTCACCAAAAAGACATGGGTTCATGCCCCAGGTGAAGATGGTCGAACCGAACATCTTCATGTCGCAAATGTAACCGTTGGAATTGAAGACAATTTTGATGTAGAGGGGAAGTCGGTCCGCTTTCCTGGCGACTTTGAGGGTGACGGAACTTCAGTCATCAACTGCCGCTGCACGCTTGCGTTTGCTTAGACTATACGCTTTGTTAAGTTAGTCTGAACGCTTGCGCAATGTATAGTAACTTGCCAGGAGGCCAGATGGACCGCAAAAATGTTCCAGTCGCATCAGTCCGTGGCCTAAATGACGCGGATGGAATTGTCGAGGCAATCGTCTCGGTTACCAACGTTGTGGACTCCGTCAATGACGTTATTGAACCCGGCGCATATAAAAACACGTTGCGTAAGCGCAATCCCAAGGGTGTGTGGTCCCACGACACAAATATCCCCGTAGCGAAGACCGTCAAGGTGGAAGAGTTGCTACCTGATGACCCTCGCCTGCCAGAAGACCTCCGCTCACAGAATGCCGGCGCACTACTTGTAAAAATGCAGTTCAACTTAAACACCAGTCGTGGTCGCGATGCCTTCTACGATGTTCAGTTTTTTGCTGAGGAACAAGAGTGGTCAATTGGATATTCGGTTCCAGAAGGCAAGTCTACAACTGATGAAAAAACTGGCGTTCGTTTTATTAAAGCCTTGGAACTTTACGAATACTCCCCAGTTATTTTTGGAGCAGCGCCAAGCACTCGTACGCTCAGCGTCAAAGATGATTTAACAATCGAAGAAGAGAAAGCCTCACCAGAAGATGTAATGGTCGGTACGCCTGTTTCTTACTCTGTTCCAAAACCCCCAGACAGGGCGCAATCAGCACATGGAATCGTTGAAAAGGTAACTCGCTCGGGAGAAGTGAGACTTCCCAACACTTCCGAGACTCTTGAGGCAACAAGCGATGACCCCGTAGTTACGATTCGTGTTTATGCGATATTGGAAGACGGCTCACATCAGCGCACGGACCGTCGTGTCATCAAAAATGTTTCCGATGTCCGCGTCATTGAAGATTTTCGTCAAGACGAAAAAGAGTATGCAGAATACGAAGAAAAGGCCGGCAAATATGACGACCTTGATTTCAGTATTCCTTCTGGTGTCAAGAAACAAGCACAAATGGGCCTTGACATGTCCAAGGAATACAATCGCGGGGGCACCTCGGTCGGCAAGAATACGGCTCGCTATCTGATTAATAATTCCGTAGCAGGTCCGGAAAAGGTTCGCCATATTGCTCGATACTTTCCACGCCACGAAGTCGACCTTCGCACTCCAGCAAATAGCAAACCAGGTGCAGACGGATACCCGGGTGCTGGACTTATCGCATGGAAACTTTGGGGTGGAGATGCTGGACGAACCTGGTCAACAAAACTTGTTGAGGCCATGAATCGCCGCGACGAAAAACAATTCAGCGCAGAGAATCTCGAAGAGAAGGCACCTCTCTCTGCTCGTGTGCAAAAAGCACTACGAAAGAAGGTCGCGGACCACAACGAGAAGTATGGGGACTCTCCGGGCAAAAGAGCAACTTATTCAATGCTTGCGGCTTCTTTCCGTCGCGGTATCGGCGCTTATCGCTCAAACCCAGGGTCAGTGCGTCCGAATGTTACGGGACCTGAGCAATGGGCGATGGCAAGAGTCAATGGTCTTTTGTATGCGCTCCGCACGGGACGATTCCGTCGGACCGCCTACGACACGGACCTTCTTCCATCTGCACACCCCCTGAGCAGTCGCAAAGACATCTACACAGACATGCCGAGCGGCAACCCCGGCTCATTTGGAACACCGTACCGTCCAGGGGTCGTTGGTCGCCAACCACGTCGTCGCCGCCCAGCCGAAGGTAAGCCGTACCGCATTTCAAGCAACATGTCAGGCTGCAGCGGATATGCAGTTGTAAAAGAGGGTGAAGACACTCCAGTTCCAGGCGGATGTCACGACACCCTTGCCGAAGCACGACGTCACATGGCTGCTCTTTATGCAGCAGAAAAAGCACAATTTGAGACCATCGAGCAAAAGCACATCGGACACAGGTTCCTGCTTTCGGCAGAAGAAGCGGCGCTACACGAGTCCCTTCTGCAGATTGCAACTGTCTACGGAAAATTCGACGAAGACGGTAGTGGAATTTACGCTGCGTACGATTCTCCAGCAGAAAATGATGTCAAAGACATCGGAGTGAAGTGCTCAAATTGCACTCTGTACAAAGGCGATGGGGTTTGCTCTATCATCAAACAAACAGTGCAAGAAGAAGGTAAATGCAGGTTTGCGGTAATTCCTGATGGAGTTGTCAAATTGGATGGGGTCAAGTCTTACACCGAAGCAATCACTGAGTGGGAAGAAAGCGAAGAGGGAGCCGACTGGGAGGCAATTGAATCAAAAGCCGGTGGGCCAATCCGCAGTCACTCAACTGCAGTAAGAGACGATACGCCGATTAACAGGAGCGCAATTCTGGCTGTCCGTTCTCCAGAGTCACCTTCCTACTTCAGGAAGATTTTTGCGTATCAGTTGCCCAACACTGACGGAACTCGCAAAACGCATTACACATTCATTCATCACCACATTTCCAAAGATGGACAAGCCGGAGCGGCTGCAATGGGCGAACTAAGGGTTCAGATGTCAGTTCTAAACGGCGCACGAGGTGGAACTGTTTTGCGTGGTGCAGATAGAAAAGCGGTTTACAATCATCTTGCAAAACATTATCGAGACGGCGGCTTTGAAGTACCTTCGCTAAAGTCCGACCATGAAGTAGATAATCTTATGATTAAGGCTGGCTACATCACTGAACCATTGACGAAAGAAGAAGTAAATGACTGAGGAGCACGATATGGAGTTGAAGGATACGGGGCCTAACGGTCGCGTTATTCCTTCTCACTCAACATCTGTTGACTCCTCTTCTGCGTGGGACAGAACTGCGCAGTTTAAGAAAATGCGCTCTCCAGCAACACCCGCTTATTTCAACGACATTTTTGCATTTCAACTCCCCAACACCAAGGGAACTAGGAAAACTCATTATTCGTTTATTCATCATTATGTTGATGCGGGCGGTAAGCCTGGCGCAGCGTCAGGTCGTGCTCTCGGCAACTCAGTCGCCGTTCTGAACGGTGGACGACAGGGGACAGTGCTTCGTGGTGCAGCAAGACAAGGCGTGTACCGCCATATCGCCAAGCACTATGAAGAAATGGGTCGAGATGCCCCTGAACTAAAGTCAGATGAAAACGTAGATGCGATTATGATGTTTAAAGGACTAATTAATGCCCCACTAGCGGAAACGCTAGACCTCACCGTAAAAGGACTTCAAGACATGGACAATATTATCGACGCAGACACCAATATCTCCTGGTTTGACGGGGAGCAAGAGATGAAGGGCATTGTCATCGAAGCCGAAGACGACGTAGCGCTTGTTGAGGAACTCAATGAGGCTGGTGAGCGAACCGGCGAGTTCTACGAGGTCGATTACGCAGAAATGAAACTCCGCACGTTTGTCGTTACGGAAAAAGCGGGCGAAATGATGGAAAAAGAATCAATCGTTTCGTGGGAGACCTCAAAGGGCAGGTATTACGGAGACATCGTCGACATTGTCACCGAAGGGATGGCCAGAGGCGAGCCCCAGGGCCTTGAAATTGAGGGGTCCGAGGACAACCCGGCATACGTAATCCGGGTGTGGCATAACCCCAATATGGCCGAAAAGCCTGATGATTACGACGGTAGCGACGCTGACGAGGACGAAAAAGGGGAGCACGGGGCTTGGCACGCAACCAATGTAACCGTGGTGGCCCGAGGGGACGGTTTGAAGGTAGAGGAAGCCTTGCCCACTGGGACCGAAGAAGATGACTACGATTATGGAGACGATGATGAGGAGCCAGCAATGAAAAGTATTGACAAAGAGTTTCGCACGCAAGTTGAGGAACTCATCAAAGCCAATTCGGCGATTCTGGAACGACTTGCAGAAGTCGACACCGAAGAAAAATCCGAAGCAGTTGTGGATGACACTGTCGTTGCAGAGGTTGTCGTGGATGAGGTAAAGTCAGAGCAAGAAGTTGCTGCGACAGAAGTGCCGGTGGCTGAGGAAGTCAAGGCTGAGGAAGTCAAGGCTGAGGAAGTCAAGGCTGAGGAAGTCAAGGCCGAAGAAGTCGAGGCTGAAAAAGTTGAGACTGAAGAAGTCAAGGCTGAGGAAACTGTTGCCGAAGAGGCAAAGACGGAAGAGACTGCTGTTGAGGAGATTGCTGAAGAGTCAGCAGCCCCCGTAGAGCAGAAGGCATCCATCACTTTTGAGGACCTCAAAGAGTTCCACAACCTGTTGAAGGACCTCAACAAGTAAGAGCGATTGGTCCGTGCGCGGACCAATTAATGCCCAATCAATGGGCAACCGTGTGCTACCGTTATGTATAGGCGGTTACACAACGGAGGCGTATGGATATTTACGAAGAGTGCAAAACGCAAACCAATCGGTTGGCAAAACTCAAAGTAGATTATTTTCTCACTGAATTACCGAAAAAAGACGCTGAGAGTTTAAGAAACGCTCTGCTGGATGATGTGATTTCTTCGCGAACCATTTCGCGAGTCCTACAGGAAAATGGGATTGAGTGCGGAGTTTGGGCAATTAATCAATGGCGTCGAGTCAATAAGGTCAAATCCAGCAACAGGTCTACACACGCAAAGGTAACCAAATGAGTTTGTCGAGCGATATGGAAAAAGCAAAAGTCAATCAAAGCATTGAGACAATTGCAAAATTGCTAAAAGAGCACAACATAAAACCCGAAGACGTCGGCTCAATCAAATCAATGCGAATAGGCAAGTGGCAAACTGTCACAAAAGACGAATCCGGAGAGGCGATAATTCACGACCTAAAAGGAGCAAGTCTTATTTTGAGTCCAAAGTGGGCGGAGGGTCCACAATGGCCCGTTGTTCAGCAGGGACCAAAATACAACGTTCCAAAAAATAAAGGCAAATCTCGCAAAACAAAAAATTGGGAGACCGCAGTTATTTTGCCGGATATTCAAATGGGCTATTACAAAAAATCACTAGAACAGAACGCGGAACTTGAACCAATTCATGATGAGGCTGCGCTTTCTGTAGCGCTAAAACTGGTTGAAGAGGTAAACCCAGACCGAGTTGTCATGCTTGGAGACAATCTTGACTTTGCCGAGTTTGGAAAATATTTAACTGCGCCAACATTCAAACAGTTGACGCAAGCCACCATTGATAGGGCGACATTACTTTGCGCCCAAGTAAGAACTGCGGCACCAAACGCAAAGATAACCTGGATTGCCGGTAACCACGAAGCACGTCTTGCAAGATATATTCAGTCAAACGCGGAGGCAGCATTTGGATTGACGCGCGGAAAACTCAATGATGAGTTGCGAGATAATTGGCCAGTTCTTTCCGTTCCGAACCTTTGCCGAATGGACGACTTTGGAGTTGATTACCTTCCAGGGTATCCCGAATCTTTCATTGCGCTAAATGAGAACTTGATTATCAGGCATGGCGACAGGGTTAATTCAAACAGTTCAACAACAACCAAGTATCTAAATGATGCACATAAATCTGTTATTTATGGACACATCCATCGTGTGGAGGTTGCGTACAGAACGCGAGTATCTGAGTCGGGACCACGAACCATCATGGCCGCAAGTCCGGGATGTCTGTGCAGAATCGACGGCGCTGTACCTTCAGTTAAGTCTGGTTCAGATGAGTTTGGCAGACCCTTAATGCAGGGTGCGGAAAACTGGCAGCAAGGACTTGCCCTTGTTCAGTATCAACCAAAGGGTGTCGGAGAAGAGTGGTTCAATTACGAACAGATGTGGATTTATAACGGTAGAGGGATATTCCGAGGTGTTGAGTATGTCGCTTAGCGATTCCCCTTTTGACGACGATGAAGAATTAATCAAAGAGATAAATCACTTACGCGAAATTGGGCTGATAGAAGTTGTCGGAATAGACAACGATGGGGAGTGGCTCTACGGACCAACCGAAGAAGGCAAAAATTTAGCAGAGGCTTTTAGAAATTTGTTCGGAATGGACCAAGATGACGAATAGCACTACCACATTTGAAGACGACGGAGACTTGAAATTTCCCGTAATAACCATCTCCGTATCTAATGATGACCTGGAGGAACCAATCCATGTGGACCTTGGTTCTGTGCCCCCATTTATAGCGGCTGCGGTACTGGAAAAGGTTGCTTCAATTCTCAAAAGCACTGTCCCAGCACCAAGAATAACCTTTAAGGGAACGGTATTGGTTGAACCAATTGGTACAGGTTCTCTCACTCTGATTGAGCAGTTGTTTGATGACTTCAATGACGACGAGGACGACGACGACGAAGACAAGAAGTAACACCATGCTTGACAACGTGTTTATGTTGTAGCATACTCTGTTACAACGAGGTGCTTACCTCGGGTCCCATTAGTTAAAACACTCTAAAAGGAGTAACGATTATGGCTTACGATAGCCGTTTGAAGGAACTTAAGGGTGCCCTGAAGGATGTCCTCGCACAGAACGACACAATTGTCGACCATGTCGAGGCCAACCGTGAAGAGGGCGGCCCAGAAGTTCAAGTTGAAGCAAAGCATGTTGAGGCATTCCGTTCAGGACTTGCCAAGGCTCGCGAAATCCGTTCAGAAATTGAGGCGCTGGAAGGTCTCTCAGAAGTCAAGGCATGGGCAGAGAATTCATCTGCACCAGCAGCGGCTCCTAAGATTCTGACCTCAGACCAAGGCAAGTCCCTTGGTCAGCGTTTCCTTGAGTCTGAAGAGTTCAAGAGCATCGGCAATGGCCGTAATGGCTACAGCATGAATGCACCATTCCAAGTTAAGGACATCTTCACTGCACTGCCAACAGGTACGCCTGGCGATTTCGGCACCCCGCAGCGTGAAGGCATCGTTGAGCGCGCCAAGCGCACTTCGCGAGTTCGCGACTTGTTCCCAGTGCAACAGACCACCACGAACATGATTGAGTACTTCCGTGTGAGCGGATTTACCAACAACGCTGCAACAGTTGCAGAGCGCTCAGGTTCACCTGAAGTGTTCACAGCGAAGCCGCAGTCGTCCATGACAGTGGTTGGTGTACAAGCCCCAGTGCGCACGATTGCTCACTTCGAAGTTGCTCACCGCAACGTACTTGACGATGAACCAACCCTTCGCGGAATCATCGACAACGAGTTGCTGTACGGCCTTCGTCTTGTGGAAGATGACCAAATTCTTAACGGTGACGGCTCGGGTTCAAACCTGACCGGTATCCGTGAGACTTCGGGCATCCAGACACTCGCCTGGAGCGATGGCGTGACTGGCGATACGCGAATTGACGCAGTGCGTCGCGCTATCACCAAGTCGTTGCTTGCCTACTACGAGCCAACGGGCATCATCGTTCACCCGAACGACATGGAAGACATCGAACTGACCAAGGATGGCGAAGAGCGTCACTTGATGGTCATGTCGGTTTCTCTCGGTGCCGAAGCACGCCTGTGGCGTCTGCCAATGGTAATGACACCAGCAATCACTGAGGGCAAAGCCCTTGTTGGTTCGTTCGGTATCGGCGCCACGTTGTACGACCGCATGGAAGGCAGCATCCGCGTTGCCGAGCAGCACAGCGACTTCTTCATCAGGAACGCAGTTGCGGTTCTGGCGGAGCAGCGCCTTGCTCTTGCAGTCAAGCGTCCGGAATCGTTTGTTGAGGTTGACTTCGACAGCGCACCCGCGTAGTAATCACTAATAAGTATTGGGCCCGGGGCGAACCCCCGGGCCCTTTGCTTATGGTGGCTGAACTCAACACAATGTTGTAAAAACAAAACAGGCCGTACTCAAAAACATTATTTTATCTTTCGCCACAATCAACTTATTTTTGGTATGATGTAGTCATGACACATGTAATCGCACCGAGAGATATTTTTGAAACACGCAACGGGGTTGCCGTAAAGGTAAAAACTCGTGGTGACCGCCTAACGGTAGAGGAAGCAAAAAAGTACAAAGTCCTCCCGATTACTGTCTCATCGCTTGGGAACATCGAAACAAAGTAATCATGCCCAAACCCGATGAGGAGGGCGCAAGGTCTCACGACTTTGACCAAGCATGGGACCACCCGCAGGCTTTTGCAATCATTAAGTCGGGCATCACAAAAATTTTCGAAGAGCGAGATGACTTCAATCCCGAGAATCCTTATGACCAATTAATCACGACTCTCACTGTCACCGGGATGATTTATAGCGCGCATCAACTTCAAAAGAAAATTGAAGTTCGCTATTCGTGGGAACTCCTTGATGATGAGAACATGATTGCCCACTCATGCTTTGGGACCATTGACAAGGTGGACATAACTATTAACGCTGAACAAATGGGTTTCCTTATGAACCTTGGCGACAATGATTTTGGCGCGTTCGCCTACAACGATATCTATTGGGTGTGTTCGGCATAGCAAGCCAATTTCAATAATTTTGAAGGCTGGTGTATTATCGGCCCTATGGCCATTTTGACTCCCAACGACTTGGAAATCTTTCTTGGTAAGACTTTCACCAATGCACAGGAAGACGCTGCGCAAACTATTATCTCAAGTCTTGAATCAGAACTGGAATACGTCCTAAATCGACGCCTGGGAACCCAGGTATTCTCGGACGAAAGACACAAATTGGTGCCGAATCAAAGACAAATTTTTCTCCGCAATGCCCCGGTTCACCAAGTAACACAGTTCAAGGTTGGTATGCCAGGAAATGAAGTGGTACAGAATGTTGCAGATTTCGACATCCATACGTGGGGAATTGACAACGTAAGAATTGCTGGCACTGGGATGCAGGCACTTGTTACCTACACCGCCGGATTGACCAACGAGGCGACACACGCATTGGAAAGAATACTTTACACCGCTGCCGCACGAGAATTCGGACGTATGTTATTGGATGCTCAAGGTCTTTCGCGCCTAAAGGTTGAGGGCACCGATTACGCACTTGCCGACAATGGTGAGGGGGGATTTACGGAGTCTGAACTCAATTATGCAAAAAGATTTAAACGAAGGGTGATTCAGTAATCATGCGCGGAGCAACAACCTCAATAACCATTCGCAATATGGTTGCGGGATTTTCGTCTAACGAAAATACAACCGAAGGCATTTGGACGAATACCGGAAGTAACACAGTTGTTCTTGGTTCGGTTCATTCAAAGTCGTCTGAAGAAGTAAACGAAACAACAACTGGACAAAGAACCGAAGAGCGAAATGTGGTTTGCAGAATTCCGCTTTCGGCACCGATAACGCACGGCGATGAAATAATTATTTCGGACGTTCACTCCGTGTTGGACGGAACCTACGAAGTGGAGTCACTGCTTTACACAAGAACCCACGTGCGCGCAGAGTGCAGAAGGACAATGCGTTGATATGGCGACAATAAGTTCAACAGGCAACTTTGGTGGCGGCAAGGAAACTTTCAAGGCCTTCACGTATACGGGCAGCATCTACGATGCATTCAAGGGGATAGACAGGCGACTACTGAGAATGGTTTTGGCTGGAATCGCTCAGATGCGAGTCGCCGCAGAGCAATTATCGAACATTGGCTTCAATGAGACAAAACTTTTAATCGGCAAAAAGGGAAGTTACAAAAAGTATTACAAAAAAGGTGTTGAAAGAATGTCCTCTATGCCAGGAACGCCTCCCGCGGCGCAACGAGGCGAAGACCTGGAGCCAAGTATTTATCAAAAAGTCACTTCCAAGGCCAACCAAAACCCGGCAACTGCAGAGTTCGGCTCAAAAGCGTCATTTGCGCGAAAACTTGAATTCGGAACCACCACAATGCCTGCTCGACCATTCATGCTTCCGGCTAGGGCAAAAGTAGCAAAACGCGCACCTGACGTTGTTGTGCGAAATCTTCTAATTGCCTATAATCGCTCCCTCAAGAAAACGACTGGCAAAAAAGCAATCGTTGTGGATTTGAGAATCTGATGGCTTCGGTCGGTGGGGCAATACGGACGACTTTGGCAGATGCTTCGATTGCGGCTATCTCGACGCGGATATTTAGGGATATTGCACCACCTGAAACGACCTACCCGTACGTGACAATCAGTGACGAAATAACCAACACCCCAAGTCTTTTGGGGGACAAACAGGTTCTCGCAAGGCTTCGTCAGTTAAGGGTGAACCTTTGGCAACTTCGACCAAGCGAAGATGTGGCCACAGTAGACGAAATTGTGAACACATTAGATTCGGTAAACATCACTGCGAATCAACACATATTACGGGTCAGAGTGTCAGACATTCAAAGGATTTTCGACTCAGAAGATGATACTGTTCTACATGCAATCACTCTCGACGTAACACAGAAGGCTCAATAATGTCGTTTACAAGCATCACCGTCACCGGCACTTACGAGGACCCAGTTGGCGACCCAGCAGAGGGTCGCGTCACTTTTAAGTTAACTTCCACAATGCGCCAACCGGAGGGAAATCTCACAATCGTGCCGACCGATGCCGTCGCAACCCTAGACGGTAATGGAGAGTTTTCGATAGTCCTTCCAGCAAACAATGACACTGGCACCGTGCCAACAGGTGTTACTTATGAAGTTACCGAAAGAATTAGGGGCGCTGCCCTTAATAAATACTTTATTAGTATTGACAAAGACGCAATCAACGGAACTGTCGATTTGGCTGACCTCGTTCCGAGCATAGACCCAGTTGTACAGATTAACTATGCGACAGTTGAGTATGTAAATGATACTTTCTCGGATGCCGCACAAGCATTCAACGTCGTCTTTGCGCCCACCTCGGAAATCACTTCTGTGACCGTTCAGGCTGCTATCGAAGAACTCCGCACAAGGTCCAGGTTTGTTCATGACCAACCAAGCGCATCGCAAACCTGGAGCATCACTCACAATATGAAATTTTTCCCCAACGTGAGCATTGTCGATACAGCCCTATCAAAGGTAGTCGGAGAGGTGGTTTATACTTCGGAGAACGCTTTAACGGTGACCTTCTCACAATCCTTCGCCGGAAAGGCGTATCTTAGTTAGAGCACGCCTCGGAGGTAGTAGAACATGAAGTTTGTAACAAACTTAAATCTTAATCAGAACGAACTCCAGAACGGCAAGTTTCAGGTCGTCGCCTCCGACCCCTCTGTTGACAATTTTGAGGGCAGGTTAATTTATAACTCTACCGAAAAAACTATCAAGGTTTATACGGGTTCTGCATGGCGCAAGATGCTCCATTCGGTATCCATTTCGGGTGACGCTTCTGCCGCACTGACCACCAGCGAGTCCAACGGTGCGGTCACCCTTACGCCAGTTCTTGCAACAACTTCCGCTCATGGTGTTATGTCCTCTCAGGACAAGACAAAACTCGATGACGCCACAGCGGATGCTACGGCAAACAAGTTGGTTATTCGCGATGCGAGCGGTAACGCTAAAGTAGCAACACCGACAGATTCGGGACACATTGCGACCAAGGGCTATGTTGACTCCGCTCGTCAAGGTCTTGATGTAAAAGCCTCGGTAAGGGCTGCCACAACTGCGGCAATTAACCTCGCAACAGACCTCGAGGCTGGCGATGTAATTGACGGAGTAACACTCGTCGCTGGTGACCGTGTTCTTGTTAAGGACCAAGTAACCGCTTCCGAGAACGGTATCTACGTCGCTGTTTCTTCTGGTGCCGCGTCTCGTTCGACGGATGCAAACGGAACTGTAGATACTGGTGAACTTACATCTGGAACATTTACATTCGTCGAAGAAGGTACTGTCAACTTCGATTCAGGTTTTGTTGTTTCAACCAACGGAACAATCACGGTTGGCGCAACGGCAATTACATGGACACAGTTCTCTGGCGCTGGTTCGTTTGATGCCGGAGATGGTCTTTCAAAGAACGGTACGCAAGTTAACGTCAATGTCGGAACTGGCATCGAAATTTATTCTGACGCATTGCGTATCAAGTCGGACGCAGCGGGAGATGGTCTTGGCTACAGCGACGGAGTTCTTTCTGTAAATATCGGGTCAACAACTGGTCTTGAAATCACTTCAGACGATGTAGGCATAAAACTCGACGCTGCAATCGCTGGTCTTGCCACCACAGCCGATGGTCTCAAAATCAAGTCAGACATTGCTGGTGACGGTCTCACATACACCGCAGGCGTTCTCAGCCGAGATGTTATTGACCTCGGTCAGGGCTCCGATGACACCACAGGAACACTTCCCGTCGACCAAGGTGGTACTGGTGCGGTCACGGAATCCGACGCTCGCACCTCTCTCGCCTCCACGCCTACCGGTGGCGGCATGGATACAAGCACACCAGTTCTTGCACGAGTTTCAAGCAAGGCAATCGGTGACGGGGCTGCTACTTCCTACACGATTACGCACAACTTCAACACCCGCGCAGTTATTGTGCAGGTCTACGATTCCTCCACTTACGAAACCGTCATTGCCGATGTGTCAAGGACCAATGTGAATGCAGTTACTGTTGCATTCTCTGTTGCCCCTGCCTCTAACGCATACACGGTGGTTGTAACTGGTTAAGCAATATCCATAGCACCTTGAGGGGTGCGAACTACGAGAAAACAGTTGAGGCTGGGTTCAGATGACAAAATTTGTAGGCACGCCACTTCGCGGGGTTGACTTTAGTACCGTAAGTGATGAGGCCGTTTCTGCACGAGTAAATGGGGATACTCATCCGCGACTGAGAATTGATGCCGGTGGGCGAATCACCTGGTCTTCTGGCGCGGCAACGGGAGATACAAATCTTTTCAGAACCTCCGAAAACCTGCTTTTCACCGATGACGCCTTCCAGGCTGCACTCGGAGTAATCACCCTGACAACAGCAGGAGTTCCAGCAGCCGTATTGCCGGATGGAGCAATCGCAATTGACAATACGAACAACCGTCTCTACTTTAGGTCTAATTCAACCTGGACAGTGGCCCAGGGCGGCGCAACCGTTTCTTCGGAATCGCCGGAAACCCCACTTGAAGGTTCTCTTTGGTTTGACACCGACGACGAAACTCTTTATGTCCGTGAGGGCAACTCTTGGACATCTACGGGCGGCTCGTCTGTATCTGTCTCTGATGCAGCACCAACAGTCGGCGTATATGAGGGTGATTTGTGGTTTGAATCGGACACAGGAAGAACTTTCGTCCGTTACGACTCATTTTGGGTTGAAATAGGAGGGATTGCATAATGGCAATAAACTTCCCGGCCAACCCTGCAACTGGTGACACTCACTCATCTGGCGCCAAGTCATGGACATGGGATGGCGAAAAGTGGTTGCTAAACCCGGAGGATGCAGCATTTACCGTAGACAATCTAGATGGTGGTATTCTTGAAATAGACGAGGCTGAAGTGTCGAATAATATAGTTTTTACTTTTGATGGAGGTGCGTTGTAATGTCAGGTGCAAGAATTCAACTCAAGCGTTCAACCGCTGCTTCGTGGACGTCCAATAATCCAGTTCTTTTCGTGGGCGAAATTGGTTACGAAACAGACACCAAAAAATTTAAGATTGGTGACGGTTCAACGGCTTGGACCAGCCTCACCTATTCAAGCATTCCTCTAAACCTAGCAAGCATTAATGACCTTGGCGATGTAACAATTACAGCCGCCGCAGATGGTGATTTTCTTCGCTGGAACGGTACTGCTTGGGTTAACGATGCCGTAAACCTTTCAACCGACACAATCGGCTCATACGTTGAATCGCTTGTTGCTGGTACTGGTGTAACTCTCTCCGACAACTCTGGTGAAGGTGCGACCCCAACAGTTGCTATCGGTCAAGATGTTTCGACTTCTGCCACAGTTGAATTTGGCGCGCTTACGGTAAATGGTCAAACAACAATTGGTGGACATGTTCTTCCAGATGAAAACGAAACTTTTGACCTTGGTTCTGCTTCTTACCGCTTCCGCGACATCTATCTGTCAGGAACCACAATTGACCTAGGCGGTGCTCAGATTACGAGTGACGGAACTGCAATTGCGTTTTCTGGCGAGATTAGCGTCGGTGGAGGCGCAAATCTTGTTGGTGACGTCACTGGCAATGCCGACACAGCAACAACTCTTCAAACTGCCCGCAATATCGCTGGCCAATCTTTTGACGGTTCGGCAAATATTTCGATTGCCCCGACGGATTTGACGGGTGTTACTTCAACTGCCGCTGAGATTAATATTCTCGATGGTGCGACGCTCTCTACAACAGAACTCAATTATGTTGACGGCGTAACCTCTGCCATTCAGACGCAGATTGACACGAAGGCGCCGCTCGCTTCACCAACATTTACTGGAACAGTTACTGTCCCTGCGCCATCAAACAACACCGATGCCGTTACGAAAGCGTATGTTGATACGACCGCCTCTACCACTGCAAGTAATGCTTCTACAGCGCTCACCGACCACGAAGCAGATACAACAAATATTCACGGAATTGCTGACACGTCAATTCTGGTTACAACAACAGGAACTCAGACACTCACGAATAAAACAATTACCGCACCCTCGGGTTTGGTA